CGGAGTTGACGCCGCTGGTGATCTCGATCGGGAAACCCACGTAGGCGTCAGTCGCTGGGTTGCTGCCGCCCAGGTCCGCCAGGGTGATGGTGTTGGCGCCGCCTGCAGTGGCCGTGCCGGTGATCTCAGCCGATGCGGCCAGATTCATGCCGGCAGCCAGCAGCAGCGGCGAGAACCGCGGCGCGGTGGCAGCAACACCAGAGCCGCCCCACTCAAAGGTGATGGTGACTGCGACGTGCTCATTGGTGAGCGGTTGACGGTCGGCACCAAGGAATCCCTTGATCAGGTTGCGTTCAACGCGATCACCGGTGATGGGGTTGACCTCCATCGAGATGATTTTGACCGCATCGGATGCACCGATCGCAGAGGCGAGCGTGCCGTATGCGGTTTCCGTCTTGGCCAGCAAGAACGAATTACGGATCAGGAGAGCAGTCATCAGTCCTTGGTGGCAGTCTTGACAGGCTTGGCAAGCTCAGCAGGTTCAACAGGCGCGACGACCTCAGCAGCGGGCACCATCTGACCGCTGGGCAGCATCACGTACTCACCGGACTGGCCGTGATGCTCAAAGAATGAATCTGCCGCCATGAGATGGGGTGAGCTTCCGCACCATCAGGCTATGGAGCCAGATTGATGGCATCGTCACGGGTGCGGTAACGGATCAGGAAGCGATGGCCGATCCATCCAGCTGTGGCATCAGCTGGTTCGTACTGCGGCGCCCAGCCATCAGGCTGCACGTCATGCGCCAGGCCGCCGAGGGTGCGGTCGGCCATCATCCGGGCGTGCAGGTCAACGCCGATCGGATCGGCCAGCTGATCGGGCACATCACCGCGAACGTAGATTTCGATCAGCACCGGCAGCGCCTGATCGAGACGCCCAAGGCTGGCGCCGATGGTGCGTGGTGCGTTGATCGGGTTGTCATCGCCAGGGCTGACGGTGATCGCTGGGGCCTCTGATCTGGAGTAGGCCTGCACCCTGCTGCGGTAGATCCTGCTGCCCACCTGCACCGTGCCAAGCAGTGTGACGGTGGCGATCCTGGTGAGGATCTGTTCCCGGATGCTGGGTGCTGGGTTGGTCATGCCTCAGACTGCGGCATCATCTGAGCGACGAAGCCAGCAGGCAGGTTGAACTGATAGGCCAGCGCCCCGATCTCTCCCAACAACTCAGCAGAGACACCGCCAGCAGCCAGCACACGCTGCCACAAGCCAATGAACAGCCTGGTGTCACCCTTGCTGGCTTCAGACAGGCCGATGCTCAGGCCATTGGCCAGTGCAGTGGGAATGCTGTCGTACAGCTCGGAGATGGCAGGATTAGCTGCCAGCTCAATGCCGAAACTCATCCACTGAGGCTCAGGGGTGTGAGCAGCGTCGTAGCTGGCCTGCTCTTCTGGGGTGGTGTCGCGCAGCGCCCAGTCAATCACCCAGCCGTTTTCACCGAGCACTGGCGGGAGCTGCTCGATGGTTTGCAGGCGACGGTTGTAACCATCGGGCTGAGGGTTGATGGTGACGGGGAAGACGTTGAATGGCGCCAGGTCTTCCGGGGTCGGTTCAGCCGGGAATGAGATGTTGGGGTGTGCCTTGCGAAGCTGCCAGAGGTTGTAGGGGTACTCAGGCTGACCGTCTGCAGTGATGTGGATGTAGTTCATGGGGTGAGTTCCTCCTGTGTGGACAGCTCGGCAACTTGCTCCGCGATCACGTCGCGGATAATGCGAGCGCGAAGCTGCTGGCGGAGTTCTTCGTCAAGGCGAGCCTGTAGATCATCACGGAATGCGAGAAGGTCGTGGTTATCGGCGTGATCGGCATTGATTTTGGCGATGGCCAAGCGGTAGTTGTCGATGTTGATTTGATAGGTGAGCAGTTCTTGGTCGCGGCCTTCAAGGGCGGGGGTGAGGATGGAGAGTTTGTTCATTAGGAGTTCCAGGGGTAGACGGTGATGAGGGAGGAGGCGTGAGCCACTGCAAGAGCATCACCAGCCGGTGAAAATGCAACGCCGTTGCCCTCGCCTGCAGGCAACGTCGCAGGGTTGGTGTACTTTGTGCCAAATCCTGATGCAGACCACGGATAGGCGGTGATGTAGGGGTTGTTGTCATGACCCACTGCAATCGCATCACCAGCGGGGGAGAATGCAACGCCCCTGCCGGTGCCTGTAGGCAACGTCGCAGGGTTGGTGTATTTCGTGCCGAAGCCTGATACCGACCACGGATAGGCGGTGATGTAGGGGGAGGAGATGTGAGCCACTGCAAGAGCATCACCAGCGGGTGAAAATGCAACGCCCGCGCCGGTGCTTGCAGGCAACGTCGCAGGATTGGTGTATTTCGTGCCGAAGCCTGATGTAGACCATGGATAGGCGGTGATGTAGGGGGAGGAGGTGTGAGCCACCGCGATAGAATTACCAGCGGGGGAGAATGCAACGCCCCTGCCGGCGCCTGTAGGCAACGTCGCAGGGTTGGTGTACTTTGTGCCAAATCCTGATGCAGACCACGGATAGGCGGTGATGTAGGAAGAACTTTGATGAGCCACTGCAAGAGCATCACCAGCGGGGGAGAATGCAACGCCGTTGCCCTCGCCTGCAGGCAACGTCGCAGGGTTGGTGTACTTTGTGCCGAAGCCCGGCGGCCCGCCACTATTCGTTGCTGCCAGCAATGCACTACGTCCCAGCATGATCACGCCCTCCCCTTAAGTGGTGCAATCTCAATCGTCGTGCCACCACCAACAACTTCAATGACAACCTTCTCAACCTCGCTGGCAGTGGGTGTCATTGCCGTTCCACCATCCCACTTCACCGTGTAACCACTGTTTCCCGTAAACCATGAAATCGTACCTGATGTATACTGAAAACTCAGCACCCCCCGCCACAAATACCCGCTCGGAATCGTATTAAGATTCGACAGGTTAATTGTAGTTGCCGCTGCAATCGCTGCAGCAGTGACAAACTCATTAGCAGCCTGCACATCCAACGTGTAAACATTGCTTACCGCCGTCACCGTATTCCGCACCTGGCAGGTCGCACCGCCTACCGTCAGTTCCCATCCCGTCACGGCAGCCGTACCCAGGCCCAGCCCTGCAAACTGCGGCGTGCTACTGGTGCCCAAGCTCACATCACCAGCCGTCAACGCTCGGAACGTCGGTGCTGCCGCAGCGCCACTGGCCGGGCCAGCAAACACCGCGCCAACCGCCTGCGTCTGGAATGCACCGGTTAGCGTGCCAGAGCTCGTCACCGGGCTGCCAGATACTGAAAACACACTGCTAGGCAGATCCAGCGCAACGCTGGTCACCGTGCCATCAGGGCCAGCAGGAGGCGCCGCAAACGTGCCGTCAGCCCGCAGGAAGGTGCTCGTACCACCACCGCTGGCAGGGACCAATCCAGCAGCAGTGGAGGTGAACAGCGACAGCAGCGACAATGGGATCAGGCCCGAGCTGTCCAGCCTGGCCAGGCCGTTGGCGGTGTTTACCGACAGCTCCAGCCGCCTGGTCCGCGTCCAGTACCCCTGCCCGTCCTGCGTGCTGGTGTCGGTGATCGTCAGCGGCAGGCCCGCTGTCACCGTCACGTTCTGCAGGAACTTGTTATCCGCATAGGTCTTGACCGCAAACTGCGTCGGTGCAGTGTTCCCGTCAGGGGCGCCGGTTGAGGCGATCAGTGAGGTGTTGTTGCTGATCTCCCTGAGCTGCTCGCCAACGGTGCTGATCCCGCCGTTCCGCGAAAATGGCCCGATGAAGTTCAGACCGCTCAGATTGAACTGATCCGTGTTGATCGTGACGCTGCCGGTGGTGCCGTCTACCTCGAACTGGCTGCCAACCTTGAAGTCACCCTTCTCATTCGTGTTGCTGCTATACACCTTGCCATTGTTCGTCTCAACAATCGCATTGGCCGGTACTGGTACACCACCATTCCACGGCAGCGCGTCATAATTCGTGCCCGCACCCACAAACTCAAACGTATGTGAAGGTGCGCTAATCTGCGACCGGTTGCGGAAGTCGAGCACCTGGCCCGCTGTCACCGCATCCTTCAACCCACCATTCAACCCCGAGTAGAACACCACCCGATAACCCGCCCTGGTCGGATCAGTGTTCGCCACCGCAACGCCGCTGGCATTGATCGGCACGCTGCTGGTGACGATGTAGGCGCTCGTTGGGCAGATGAATCGCAGCCCATTCACCGTCACGTTGCCATTGCCGGCAGGCAGGATCGTCTTTACCGTCAGCGTCACCACGCCTGTGGTCTTGTTGTAAACCGCACCGGCCACCCCATAATCCGTGCCGCCGATCGTTGCCGTGCCGCCGCTCACATACTCGTGCTCAGGGCCCGATGGTGATGTCGCTTCGGTATAAGTCAGCACATAATTGCTGACCCTGGTGTAAGCAAACGTCTTAGCCTCAGCCACCTCCGTCGTAGCATTTCGCGGGAACACCAACTGCGGGAACATCAACTGCCCAGCATTCGGGCGTGACGATGAATCACAGATAAACGAAAGTCCCGCCAGCGTCACGCTTGCGCCGATCGTTGGTGCATACCCCGTCGCCGTCAACACCGTCACACCCGTGGACTTGTTGTAGCTGGCACTGGTGATCGGGTAACCAGTCCCACCCACCGTCACCGTGCCGCCACCCACGTACTCGTGGCCGATGGTGCTACTCGCCAGCGTCACCGTGAACGTGCTGCCAGGCGTGCTGCCGCCCCGTGCTGTTACCTGCACCGCATTGCCAGGGCTGCCCAGGCTGCCGGCACTCGGATACTTGATCTGACGCCCCAAGCGGTTGGCACCGAAGCCGATCACATCGAGCTGCGTAGCGCCCTGCCGCACAAACTCATAGGTGCCGCTAGCAGTGCCCGTCACATCCAGCGCACCACCACCCGACGTGGTGCTCACCTGGAACGCATCAGCCGTTAGGCCGCTGCTGATCACAAAGTAAATCGTGTTGGCCGTCAGACCCGTAGGCAGCGTGCCTTGCGTGGCACTGAACACCACCTGATCGCCCGCTGACAGCCCGTGCGCGACGCAGCCGAACACATTGGTCGCCACGTCAATCGTGACCGTCTTCTGCAGCCGCACAGCGCCATAGCCAGCCACTCGCGCACTACCAGTGAACAGCGGCCTGCTGCTGTAGCCATCTGCCATCAGGCCATACACGCCAAAGTCAGTAGTGCCGCCACCACTCAAATTGACCTGGCCGCCACTCTCGGTCCGAACGTGATACGTGCAGAACGTCCCGAAGAAGCTCACCAACTGCGCATAACCATCATTCACCACCAGGCAGCCAGGGCCGCCCAGATTCACCTGCGTATAACTGTCCACCACCATCGACCTGATGGGACTGTTCAACGCACACTTGCCACCATCCACACGGATGCCGCCGCCTGTGTTCCCCGTGCTCTGTGAACCAGCTAGACCACCATCATCCTCAGCCGTAATACTGGTGCAATTCTGGATGTAGGGCGACTTCAGAATGAACGCGCCAAGTCCGACAGCACCACGCGCTGTATTATCCGCCAGCTCATCAAAATCAATCGCCCATGCCTGCCGCGTCTCATCCGCCTGGTGCCCAGCAAACGACACGCCCCAGCACCAGAAACCAGAATCGACCTTGAAAATATCGTTAAACTCCTGCCCGGCTGCACCCTGCACGATCGTGCTGCGCAACCCTGAGCCGAAAATCGTTACGTCATACTTCCAACGAATCGGCAGAATCGACTCCACATACGTGCCCGGTGCAACGAACACCACATCACCCGGCAGCGCAGCCAATGACGCAGCACGCAGCGTGCGCAGTGGCTCAGCATCACTGGTGCCGTTGTTGAAGTCGTTGCCCTCCAGCGAAACGTAAATCTTCCTGCTGTTGCGCAGTTGCGTCACCAGTTGCGCTACAGCAGCAGCAGCAACGCCGACATTCTCCTTGCCCAACAACGCAGCCGCAAGGCCCGTGATCGTGCTAATCGCCTGCTCACCGGTATGCGTCGCTCGGTCGCGCAGCTGTGCATCAGTGGCGTTGGCGGTGGCACCCGCGGCAATCCCCGCCAGCTTCAGCGCCTGCGCAGCCGTCATCGCCCCGCGATTGCTGCTTGCCGCATCAGGCAGCGTCTGCGCAATCTGCAGCGTGCTGCAATCCTTGGTGACACCCGCTACTACATCATCAATCGGTACCCGCTCAGCGCCTGTAAGCGGCCCCGTCGCGTCGGGCAGGCCTGAAATCGTCGTGGGCTGGGTCATGCTTACAGAGTAACGATCGGCTGCTGACTCAATGTCTAAATCGGCGTCGGCTGCGGGCTCAGCAGCTCCAGCACCATCACGCAGAACCGGCCATCAGCCAGACGCAACGGTTCATGCTGCAGCCTGTACGTCAGGCCTTCGTGCTGCACTTGGTCGCCATACTGCAAACCGCCGAACTGATCAGTCCTGACGGTCAGCGCATAGTCCACCGTTACCACGTTGTCATTCATAATGATCTGGCTGGCGCGGTCCATAAACCCCAAACCAACAACGGCCCCAGCAGTGACGCTGGAGCCGAAGTCAGCCAGCAGGAAATCGTCGGGGACTTCCTGGATCATGGTCAGACCGCGTAACGGGCGCCGCCGACTGCCACACAGCTCACGGCAGCCGAGTAGGAGGATGCCAGGCCGGAGAAGGAGATGCGCAGGAAGGGGCGCAGTTCCTCGCGGGCAACCGCCACTTTCTGGGTGCTGGCAGCAGCGGTCAGCTGAGCGAACGCGCCGTTGGGCACGTCGTCATAAGTGCCGCCGACGGTCAGCGAGTGCTGCAGCTTGGCATTGATGGTTCCCGTCGAACTGGTGCCGGCGCTCAGGATGAACAGGGCGTCACCGTCGATGCCCGACAGATCAACGCCGGTGGTGTTGCCGTTGGCGCTGAGGGTCGAGGGAGTGCGGATGTCGAAGGCCTGGAGCTGCTCCAGGTTTCTGAGTTCAATGGCCATTGATCAATCCTCCGGGGTGGGGGTGGGGTCAGGGGTGGAAGTTTTTGCAGAGCGCCGCGGCTTGGGTGGACAGGCCGGGGCGGGCTCAAGTTCGGGC